TCCATGTTTAAGATCGACCACACGCTGTCCCGGAAGACGGGGTGTGCCTTTGGGTATTCCACGAGAGGATCACGGGCTGCCCAGTGGATGTAGTTGCCAGCTGCGATCTCCGAGCGCTTACGAGCCTTCGCCCAGATGTAGACTGCCAAGCTGTGCGTTAGCTCGCTGACCGGATTGGGGTGGGAGCCGCACCAGCCAACAGTTTCGTCGAGCACCCGGGCATGGAGCTCCTTGCAGTACGCCTGGTTGGCCATGCGCTTGGTTGCAAAGCGCTGACCTTTGCCAAGAGGTCCCTCTGCAAGCCAGCCCTCTTCCGTTTGGTTGAAGCGTGCCTCCGGGTACTTGATACTGGGCTCACGGACTGCCCAGCCGACGTAGTTGCCGTTGTCCACTGCCAAGACCTGATGGAGAATCTCCTTCTGGCGCATCCTCTCCATGTCGGTGATAGCATCTCCGCGAGCGTTCGGCTCTCCGCAGGGGTTCATTTGGTATGCTGACATTTCATAGGCAGTAGAAAACATAGATTCGGCCGTAAAGCCGACGTCTATAGTGCTTTCAGCAGGCATGTTATGCGTGTCCTGCTCACGGTGCCTCTCGGCCAGGTAGGCTGACAGGCATTCGTCATACGTGTAAGGGACGAAAGGCTCAAGATCAGAGCTGACCTTGTGACTGGTGTGGTACTGCCGCATCGTCGCAACCACAGTGTTGAAAAAGTCACGTCCATTTAGACACGCCTCGAATTGGATCATGTGCACCATGCCCGGCCAGTCCTCCTTGGGTATAGGGTAGACAGCGTTGGGCTTCTCCTGAAACAGCAGGGCACCGTTCGCACCGCCAGTTCTCCGCGGCCCCTTGTGGTATTCAAGCTGCTTTATGATGCTATGCTTGTCCAGCGCGGCATGGAAGACTCCGTTGTTTTGGATGTCGACGAAACTGCGCTTGATGAAGACAAGGTCGCCGAAGTGCTTGTCATACACCTCACCCGTCTTGTTTCCTGGCGTTGGTTTCAGACCGTAGCTTCTAAGCCGCGCGGCGATTGCCTGAGGAGGACATGCAGCATACAGGTTGTCATCCATACCCATGATCGAGTCGTCTCCGTACACATATATTGTGCACTCCTGCATGATGCTGCGTATATCCCATCCGGACACCTCCTGCATAGCCATGGTTAGGACGATGAGCTGTGCCATTGAGTTGCTCCTATCTGTGTCAGGCCTGCCCGAGGCCTGGCCGCGCGGCAGGGTGATGATCTGCCGGCCCAGCTGCGCATGGATGCGGGTCATCGACCTGGCAAGGTTCGTGCGAATGGCGCAATGCGTGGTGTCAGGATCCTTCTCATTGGCGAGGTCGGCAAAGATCAAGGCTGCCGCCTCTATGAATGTTGATTCAAGGCTGGTGTCCCAGCCGCTGAAATCCATGTCAAAGTAGTGCTGGCGCCTCTTTATGTCGGAAGCAACACGGCTCATGATCCTACTGTTGGGGTTGATGCCAACGCAGATCGGATGTTTGCCGACCTCCTCATCCAGGGCGGCATACATGGCCTTGTTGAATTCGTTGCTGATCAGCACGATGTCAGTTGGGCTCCCGAGGATGAGCCGCGTTTTCTCCAGAGCCTTCGCCTCCTTGAGAAGCTCGTCCTTACCGTTGGCTGTGTAGACGACCTCTATGGGCCCCTTCTTCAACTGGTCACGTCTATACCGTGTGTACTCCAAGAGCATGCGGGCCTGCTCTGTGTCCCTCCACGTGGTGCCTTCCTTCTCATCCGTCTCCATGCAGTCGGCTCTGGTGAACGACTTTCTTCCATCCACCTTGATGTTGAACGGGTAGCCAATGCCCCCTTCCACGTGCACATGCCTTACGGCCTGCTCAAGCGTGGTGGGCTTGCAATCATGTCCGGCAAGAATCTCGGAG